AGCCAAGGCTTGTTCCTCCCCGTTTCGCTCGCGCCGCGCCGCGCGTCGCCCAGAAAATGATCTGTTAACTTAGGCATACGCCGCGGCCTCTGTCACGCGGTGGTCACGCAATCGTCATCGACGCGCGAGCAAGCACTCGCGCATTCGGTTGTGTGCTGTTTTCATCCGTCGGCAATTGAGAGCGAGATACTCAATGTCGCTTTTGGCGAACTAAGCCTTTGACGCCCCGTCACGCCGCTTGATCGCCTCCTCCACACCCTCGGCCGTCACCTCAGGCCATGCGTGAAAAATCTCCATCACAATCTCAACCTCGCGCGGGATCGGCCGCTCACCCCGAAGCCAACGCCGCACCGTGACCGGCTCAACCTCAAAAAACCGAGCAATATCCTTGTGAAAAGCGGTCAGCGACTGCTTTCGCCGCACACGCAAACAGTCATCAATCAGATAACTTAGCCGCTCTGGCGTCATGGCCCGGGGCCCCTTGTTTTTATTGGGTGGACACCGTTCGCAACGAAAGCCCCCGATGCGCAACAAGAGCTTGCAATTGCCGGTTGCCAAAAATTAATTTTCGCCGGCCAAACGGCCCGGTTGTGGACATCTTTCGCCTGGGTTCTCGCAAGCAGTTGATTCGAAAGCGCAAGCGAACGCTCTTTCGTCGATGCAAGTTTATCTTGCATCGTACAGTGTGTTTGCCGTAGCTTGATCTTCCTGCGCCGCCGCCCATCGCGGAGCGGCCGGGAGGGCAAATTTCCATGACGAGCGACGCTCCCGACTTCAGCATCCTCGACATTCCGATGACGCCGGAAACGCGCCGGCGCCTGCGCCGCGAGGCCGAGGCCTTCATCGAAAGCGAGCTCCTTGTGCCGGACCATTTCGCGGCCGCTCTCGCCATCATGTCCGACGAGGTCGTCGACGCCGTCGCCGTCGCGCTCCGCGTGACCGTCCTGACGACCATCGACCCGGAGGAGTGACCGGCATGACCGCGACGCTGCACCGGCGGCCTGCACCGCAGACGCCGCGGCCACCGCGGCCGCCTGGGCCCGAACGGGTCACGACCGTCCGGTTTCCCGACCTCAAACCCGACGGCTGCCGGTGGGCCCTCTGTGGCCCGCCGTTCCGCTTCTGCAACGCCACGAACGACGGGAGGTCGCGCTATTGCGCGGCTCATCACGCGGCCGCCGCTCGCGGAGGTGGCCAAGGGAACAAAGCCATGAGCGACAAGACAGCCCTCGAGGAGTTTCTCGAAAAGCGCGACGCGGTGCTCCGCAATCCGACCGAGGAAGCGGCGAGAGAATGGCGGGACCTCAATGGTCCCGGGCCGCCGGACTTTCCCGACGTGCCGCTGGCGACGGTCCACAGGGCCAGGCTCCAGTGGCTCGACGCCACCGACGCCATGCTGGCCGAGAGCGTCGCGTGGCTACAAGCGCGCGGCTACGACACGACCGAGCGCATTAGGCCGCCGCTGACACCTGCCGAGCGTGACCGGCAGCGCGCGTTGCAGGGCAAACCGCCGCTCGCGGAAACGCCTCCCTGAACGCTCACTGAAAAAGGACGGGCTGGAGCCGCCCCCTCCAGCCCTCCTAAGCCCATGGGGCCATCGAAGGAACGAAAGCTATGCGATCCACCATTGTCTCAATATCCGCCGCGGCTCTCATCATCGCGGCCGGCCTGACGCCCGCGCACGCGCGCCTGCAACTCTCGATCTCGGCCAACGGCTCAACGTTCACCTGCTTCGACGGTCAATTGTCGTGCGACGTGAGCGGCGGGGCAAACAATTTGCTGACGATCGACCAAACGATCGGCGGTGCGTTCGCGCAGATCACGCTCGCCACCTCGAGCTTCGGCGCGGTCAACGAGCTCACCCTGTCGAGCGCAAACATCATCAACGAGAGCGGCGCGCCGATCGACATCAAGCTCCTGGCGAGCGACACCGGTTTCGTCCCGCCGGTGAGTTTCATCAAAAACAGCGCGTCGCTGACCTTCAACGACGCCGTCGGCTCACCGGCCTCGACCGAGCAATTCTGGGCCGACGCGGCGGGCGCCCAAGGGGCGAACCCCAACAATACCCCTGGTGCCTTGCTGGCCACGGTGACAGGCACGCCGCTCACCAACCCCGACAGCTTCAGCGGCAGCCTGACCAAGCCGTTCGACGCGCTCGCGCCGTTCAGCATGACCGAAGGCGCTTCGCTTAATTTGATCACCGGCGGCAGCGTGACGGGCTTTTCCCAAAACATGCAGTCGGGCGTCGTGCCGGAGCCCTCGACCTGGGCGCTGATGCTGATCGGCTTCGCGGCGCTCGTCGGCCTCGCCGCTCGCCGCCGCAGCACGGCCACGGCGGCATGAACGCGCCGACGATGGCGTGGCGCGAGAAGGTCGACTGGCGCGATGTGCCGGAGCGGATGCGCGCCGGCATCGTCCGCTATGTCGAGCGCGGGATACCGCCCGGGCATTTCCTCCAGGCGCTGTTTAAGAACGACCTGATGGAGGCGATGGGTCGCGCCGACGATGAGAACGCCCACATCGTCCCGAGCTACGCGCGCCTCTTGGTCAACAGCCTGCCGCGCGGCTGTTGGGGAAGCGAAGAGAACTACGACGCCTGGGTCAAGCGCGGCGGCCTCGTTGGCATAGGGGACGAGGCCGCATGAACGAGATCGCAAGATTCGCGATCACCGATCGTGCGTCGTGGCTGGCGAGGCGGGAACAGGACGTGACCGCCTCGGTCGCCGCCGCGCTCTTCGGTCCCGAGGTCCACCCGTACATGACGCCCTATGGGCTGTGGTGCCTCAAGCGCGGACTGCTCACGGAAGATTCCGGCGAGACGTCGGCGATGCGACGCGGACGGCTTCTTGAGCCGATCGCGTTGCAGCTGCTGCAGGAAGAAAAGCCCGAGTGGATCATCCAGCCGCACCGTTTCTACTACCGCGACGGCGAGCAGCGGCTCGGCGCGACGCCTGACGCGCTCGCGTCGCGTCCCGACGTCGAAGGGACCGGCGTCGTCCAGATCAAGACGGTCGGCCACTTCGCGTTTAAGAAAGGCTGGCGGGGCGAGGACGGCGAGGTCGAGGTCCCGCTGTGGATTGCGGTCCAGGCAAGCGTCGAGGCGGCGCTGACCGGCGCCAAGTGGGCGGCGATCGCCGCCATGGCGCTCGGCGACGGCGGCCTCGAGATGCACGTCGCGGACGTGCCGCTTCGGCCGGGGCTGATCGTCCGGCTGCGCGTGTTGGTCGCCGATTTCTGGCGGCGGGTGGTGGACAACGATCCTTACCCGCCTGACTACGGAAAAGACGCAGCGACCCTGGCGCGGGTCTACGCCGACGACGACGGCGGTGAGGTTGATCTGACCGGCAACGAGCGCGCGCTCGAGCTAGTCGAGGAGCGCCAGCGGCTTAAGACGATCGAGAGCGCCGGCGACGCCGCCGGCAAGGAGCGCAAGCCTCTCGACACGGAACTGGTTCATCTGCTCGGCAACGCCGCGCGGGGAACGCTCGGGGACGGCCGGGTGATCACAGCGAAGACCGTCAAGCGGGCCGAGTACGTGGTCAAGGCGACTTCGTACCGCGCCATCAAAGTGAAGGAGTTCAAAGCATGACGCTGCCGGCTATTTTTCCCATCGTCACCAAGAAAAAGTCCTCAATCCTGGAGGAGGTCCAAGTTCTTGTCCGCGAGCACTGGGGCGACGAGAAGCTGCGCGAATATCTTGAAGCCGTGAAGAACACAAACGCCGTCACCGGGAGCGTCATAGGGGACAAGATTTTCGCCGCCGCCTTGATCAAGGAGAAGGCGAAGAAGTCGGGGTTCAGCGCGGTCGCCAGCGCGAAGGAGGCCGCTATCGCCCGTTCCATGCAGGTTGTTCTGCGCCGTGTGCAGTTGAGCCATACGCAGCGGTTAAGTGCGGTGAAGCTGGCGGCGTAACGCAAGGAAGGGGCCGGATGAATGGCATCCGGCCTTTTTACATCAATAAACGAGAGAGATCTTCGATATGAGCACGGACGACAATATCGTCAAGCTGCCCGATCGGCTGGAACGGCGGGCGCAGAAGATCGATGCCGCGATCACGCGGCGCGGCAAAGCCGATGCTGATTGGCGGGAAGCGACGCTCGAGCTGGCGGTCGAACTTGCCGGGGCGCGTGCTGATCACGGCAAGAACGATAGCAGCTTTGGCAAATGGCTCGATGGTCGCTTCGGCGACAACGTTCTGCCCCCAAAGGAGCGCTCCATCCTGATAAGGTGGGGCAATGACCCTGATCAGACCCGCATCATACTGGAAAAGACAGAGAGCCGGTCAATACAAGGGATCGACCTGACCTTTGTTAGCTCTAACAAAGGCCCCCCTGCGAAACCCGCTCCCAAGCGGGAAATGGCACAGACCTATGCCCTAGCTGTCGAAGCCACGAGCGGCAAGCTGCCGACAGCACCGCAGATCGCCCGCGATGTATCCGTCTCGCCCTGCACGGCCACCAACGTCTTGCGCGACATCAGAAGCCGCCGTTCCGAAGCCGATGGTCCAGTGGTCTTCACGAAGGCGCAGGAAGCTCACGTCAACGCCGCTATCACCCGTCGCACGCGAGAGCTGGAAGACAGTTTCAGCGAGCGCATCCGCAAGGCCGCGCAGGAACTCTATGACAAGAATTTTCCAGACTTTCAGGAGGAACTGAACAGAGCGCACCGGACGGAAAAATACTACCGCAAGCTGATCGACATGCACCAGCCGATCCTAACCGACGCGGAATTCCTGCTCATTCTGGCATGCCTGCATCCAGACAATTCGGCCTCCAACGAGAGGCGCGAGACTGCCTTCAGGACGTTTAACGCCGTGAAGTTTCGCCTGACGGGGAAAGCATAATCAAGGTGACAGGAGGAGCGTCATGAATTCGGACGTTGCAATCAGGGAACCGACGATCGCCGCCGAACTCGGCCAGCGCCAGCCACAGTTCAAAGCCGCGCTGCCTGGACATATTCGGGTCGAGCAGTTCGTCCGCGTCGTCCTGACAGCGGTCCAGACCAATCCGAAACTGGCGACCGCGGACCGCCAGAGCTTGTGGACCTCGTGCATGAAGGCGGCGCAGGACGGCCTTCTGCCTGACGGCAGGGAAGGGGCGCTTGTCATCTATTCGACGAGAGTCGGCAAAGAGTGGATCGACAAGGTCGTCTGGATGCCGATGATCGCAGGCCTTCGAAAGAAGGTGAGGAACAGCGACACCATCTCGACTTGGGATGTGCACGCCGTCCACTTGAAGGACAAATTCGATTACGAGGAGGGCGACGATCCCTACATCAAGCACAAGCCTTACATGCCGAGGCCGCTCGAACGATCGGGCGCGGAGAGCGACGAGCAATATGCCGCGCGGCTGCGCGCGCACATCGACCCCGGCCCGCTGACTTTCGCCTATTCGATCGCGGTCCTGAAGACCGGCGAGAAGAGCCGCGACGTGATGAGCCGGTTCGAGATCGACTGTGTGCGCGACGCCTACTCCAGGCCCGACAGGGACGGCAACTTCTCGGCGATGTGGGTCAAGAGCTACGACGAGGCGGCGAAAAAGACGGTGGCGCGTCGGCACTCCAAAGTGCTGCCGATGTCGACCGATCTCGATGATCTCCTCCACCGCGACGATGAACTCTATGATCTGAAGGGGGCCAGTGATAAGGTCCTGGCCGGCCCCCGCCCCAAGTCGTTGATCGCCCGCCTCGACGCGCTGGCCGGGGTCGAGGACATTCCACACGACCCGGAGACGGGCGAAATCAGAGATCAGATTTCGGGGGACTCCCCTCCCGAAACGACGGCAGACGAGAGCGTCGCTGCCGGCGCGCGTGACGCAGGGCAAGGGCGTCCTCTCCCGCCGGCCTCGGGTGATCAGGCTGGCCGCCCTGCGTCCGCTGCGCCGCCCCGGTCGGCGCCGCCGCCGCCCGACGACAGCCTGCCCGATGACAATGCGGCGCTCGATCGCGGCGCGCTGCTCCAGGATCTCATGCAGACCGGCGAAAGGATCGCGCGCGAGAAGGGTGCAGCCGCGCTCGATCGCTGGCTCGACGACGATCTCAACGGCGACGAACTGGCGGTCTTGACCGCTGGCCACACCCGCCGGCTGAAGCAGATCGCCGCCGAAACCATGAAAGCGCGCGCGTGACGCTCGATGCTCAAGATCCAATCCTGGCAATCGATGAACGGTCCGACCTACGTCGTAGTCGAGCACCACTGCATCCTCTCGTTTCATAAAACGCGGGAAGAAGCCGAAGCCGCCATGGCGCAGATCGAACGGGCGCGGACGGAGCGGGCCATCGCTCTCGCGGGCCGCCGGGACGAGGCGCAGCTCCAACAGCCGGCGCCCCCACCGCGGCCGGAGCCAAGTCGTCCATTCAAGAAGCCATGAGGGGAAATGAAAATTGACTGCGCCGATCAGCACGCTCGACAAGTTGAAGTGCGCGCAGCGCGAACTGGCCTTGAGAAAAAGCGTCTACCAGAAGCGGGTGACGGGCGGCCTCATGAGCCAGGCCAAGGTCGATCATGAGATCGCGGCGATGGCGGCGATCGTTGAGGACTATGCCCGCCTGGTCGCCGAAGAGACGGAGAAAGAGCGGCTGCTATGACCTGCGCACGCTGCGGAAGGATGGCCAAGGAAAGCGCGCTTTGCCGATCGTGCGCGACGACGTTGGCCAACAAGAAGCGCAAAGAGGTCGAGTGACATGGGCAAGGCGACGCAAAGCTATTGGTCGAACCACCACGCCAAGGAGAAGGCCAAGCGCCGCCTGTCTCCCGAGGATTTGCTCCTGCGCGAGGCGCAAGCCAAACGGATGATCGAGGCGAGCGCCAAGCTTGGCAACGACAAGCCCAAGGTGTTGCGGGTCTTGAGGCAGCGCTCATGAAGGCGAGAGGCCCTCTCCCTTCGCCGGCCGCGTCGCGCGCCGCTGCCGCCGGTCGCCTTCAAGGAGCGGGTGCTATGACCATGCCCGGCTTCTGGATGAACGAGACGAGCGGGGTCTTGCGCCCCGCCGTCGAGGCCTACCTGAAGCATGAGGCGCTGACCGACGCGCAGATCGCGGCGCTGCGCGCCTACCTCCGGCAATGGATGGCGGCACCGTGGCCACCCGGACCGGGAATCGAGCGTCTGCGCGCGAAGGTCGACGGCCTGCAGGCACACGAGGCGATCGACGATTGGGTCGACGACGCCCTGGCCGAGGGCATCGACCCGCTGTGAGTTTCTGAGAGTTCGGTCCGCCTACGCGCCTGTCGGATGGACTGAAGGGACCGGTTCCGGCGCTGGAGCCGGTCCCACTTCAGGGGCGCTGGGGGATATGCAAGCTGAACTTGCATAAACAACGGGAAGCAAATATGAAACCTCAAATGGTCGATCCGACCAGCGTCGCGCCCGACACCCCGCTGAGGCTCGACATCGCTGCAAAACTGGCTTTTCCCGATGGGTCCATGACCGCAAGCGGTCTACGCCGGGAAATAGCTAAAGGGCGGCTGACGGTCGAGACCATCGCGGGGAAGCAATACACCACGCTCGCGAACGTGGAGGAGATGAGGGGACTATGTCGAACGCAGCCAAACCAGCCCGTCTCTGGCTCCGGGACGTCCGGGGGAAAAAGCTCTGGTACATCCGTGACGACGGACGCAAAATTGCAACTGGCTGCGGCGCTGATGACCGCGCGGGGGCTGAAGAAAAGCTCGCGGAATACCTCGCCGCCCGCATCAAGCCGAACTACGACAGCGGACGTGACCCCGCTGCCATCACGCTCGCCGAACTCCTGAACATCTACCAGCAGGACCGCGGCGCGAAGATCGCCCGGCCTGAGGCGCTCGGGCAGCGGGTGGTGAAGCTGCTTGAGTTTTTCGGAACGAAGCCGGTGACGGCGCTGAACAAACGCTTGTGCCGGACCTACGCGGAAGCTCGCGGCAGCGAACAGGCGGCCAGACGTGAGCTTGAAGATTTGAGCGCGGCGCTTGGCCACGCATACGAAGAAAAGATTCTCAACGTCGATTTTCGCCGGGACATCGAATTGCCAGCGAAGGCTCCTGCCCGCGACCGATGGCTCACGCGGTCGGAGGCGGCAAGGCTGCTGTGGGCAGCGTGGCGCTTTCGGCAGCGCGAACGAGGCGGGGAGATCGGCCGCCTGTCCCGACAGCACCTAGCCAGGTTCATTCTGGTGGCGCTCTACACCGGGACGCGCTCGGCGGCGGTCTGCGGGGCGGCCATGGGTCCGGCGATCGGCCGTGGCTACGTCGACCTCGAACAAGGCGTCCTCTATCGCCGCGCGTCCGGAACAGCAGAGACGAACAAGCGCCAGCCGCCCGTCCGCTTGCCGGATCGTCTGCTTGCCCATATACGCCGATGGAAGCGTCGGGGCATTTCGCTGAAGGCGGTCGTGGAGTTCAATGGCGAGCCGGTCGGGAGCGTCAAGAAGGCGTTCGCTCGCTGCGTCGCCGACGCCGGACTGGAGGGTAAGGTGTCGGCGCATACGCTGCGCCATACGGCGATCTCTTGGGCGCTGCAGAATGGCGCTTCGATTTGGGAGGTCAGCGGCTTCTTCGGCGTTTCGCCGCAGGTGATCCTCAAGGTCTACGGGCACCACTGTCCCGAGCAGCACAAGGCGGTCGCCAACGCCATCACCCGCAAGGCGCATGGACGCTAGGGGGCTGGAACAAAAGGTGATGGAAAGGTTCTGTGGCCCGGTTGTGGCCCAGTTGGGAGGCCAGTTGGGGAACAAACCGGGACAATTGGGGCCGAACACGACAAAAAACGTCAAATATATCAAAGGGTGGCCTATCCGCGCCGTCGTTTACACCGAGAGGGTCGGGGGTTCAAATCCCTCACCGCCCACCAACATTTCAAAGACTTAGCAACTTCCGGCAAATCGTGTGGCCCAGTTGTGGCCTAGTTGAAAGCCTAAAGGCCGCCCCGGACGAGCCCCACACTTGGCCGCTGGCGGCATTTAAGCCGGCGAGGCTATCGACGCCCAACGCGGGCCGACTTCGCCGCCAGCGGGGCGCGGTGGCCCCGCCGTGGCGCGGGCAACAAAAAAAGCCCCGCCCGACCCGCAAGGGCCAGACGGGGCAAAGACGCCGCAGGGAGGAAAACGGCGGCGATTCGGCGATTAAACTTTTTTCGCCAATTGGCGATATTTCGGTTGACGCGTCGCCAATTGGCGAGCATCGTCACGGTCATGGAAGCGGCACGGTCCGCTTCCCCTACCGGAGCGAGGCGCCTCCGGCGCTACCGACCCCTCCCGAGGGTCGGGGCGGAAAGCAAAGGGAACCAGAGGAGGCAATCCTGCCTCCGGCCCTTTCGGGAGTTCTCTCCGTGCTTCTTCTCTCCTCCACCGACCTCGCGATCGCCTTGGCGATCTCCTCCAACACCCTCCGGGTCGAGGTTCGGCCCTCGCGCTTCGGCGACACCTTCGTCGCCCTCTCTGACGAGGTGGGCCTCATCGAGGTCCACCTGACCCAGGAGGCGGCAGACGCCCGCCTCGCGGCGATCAGCGCGGCGCTCGAGTGAGCGCTGCGGAGTTCACCGCGTGGGTGGCGCACATGCGCGCCACCCACAATCTTTCCGAGCGCGATCTCGTCAGACTCCTCGGGACTGGCTCGAACCAGATCACCCGATGGAAGCGCAATGGCGCGCCGCCGTATATCGCCTTCGCTTGCGCGGCAATCGCGGCTGGCTTGCCCGGGTGGTCGGTCGCCGCATGACTGAAATCGAGAACTCGTTCACCTGCCCGCGCTGCGGCTTCAAGAGCTACAACCCCAGCGATCAGCGGGAGCGCTATTGCGTGCGCTGCCACCTCTTCGTCGACGACCCCGACGATCATCTCGACCGCATGAGAGGCGCTGCATGTTCGGCAGAGGCGACGAAGTTATCGACACGATCCAGACGATCGGCATCGTCGCCAACACGGCGGTGCTGATTTACATCGTCTGGCGGTTCGACCAGGCCATCCGTGGAGCCTCCAAGGGGATGAGCGCTGCGATCGGGCAGACCGAGGAATTCCGGCTAGAGTTCCGACAGGAGCTCGAACGCACGTGGCGGCGGATCGAAAAGCTCGAGGATGACCTCGCCAAGCTTGCGCAACAATCCGACCGGGCCAAGCTTGGCGAATGGGTCGGGGAGGCATGGCAGCACATTGTAAAGTTGGAGGCCCGCCAAGACGCGGCTGAGAAGGGCGAGCCGCCGCCTCCGAGCACGCGGCCGACCGACCCGCCGCTTGGCTCCGGCGGAACGCCCCAATGATGGGCCGGCGCCTGACCCAGAATGAAATCATCCAAGCGCGGCGAAGAGCAGAGCGTGGGTATGGGCGCGTGATCAAAGGCGCGCTGATGTTGCTTCCACGCCCCGTCAGGCGTTGGGTGGTACTACGGCTTGCTGCAATGTTTGTGCGGGCGATGAAGCGCCGAGGCTATACCACAAGCGACGTGATGCCCTTGTTCGAGGATGCGTCCGACAACGCGCGCCGCAAGCGCGACTCGGCCAGCGAATGAGACAGTGCGGCGACTGCCAGCTGTGCTGCAAGCTGGTCCCGGTCAACTCGCTCGGCAAAGACGCGGGCGTGCGCTGCCGCCACCAGAAGGCCGGCAAGGGCTGCCTCGTCTACCACAAGCCAGGGATGCCGCCGGAATGCGCGCTCTGGACGTGCCGCTGGCTGGGCAACAACGACACCGCGGATCTCTCGCGCCCCAACCGCTCGCACTATGTCCTCGACGTCATACCCGACTACATCACCATGCTGAACAACGAGACGGGCGAGCGGGAAGCTATCCAGGCGGTGCAGATCTGGGTCGACCCGAACTTTCCCGACGCGCATCGCGACCCGGCGCTGCGCCGCTACCTTGAGCGGCGCGCGGAGGAAAACATCGTCGGGCTGGTGCGCTGGAACAATGAGCGCGGCCTCGTTATCTTTCCGCCGGCGCTGTCGCGCGACGGACAATGGAACGAGGTCGGGAGCAACCTTTCCGCCAAGACCCATAGCCTCGCCGAGACGGCGGCGGCGCTCGGCGGCGAGGTCATCAACGTGGTGATGGAATCGCGCTAGGGCGTCGGCGGCCGTTGCGCCTGCATGAGCTTCAGCGCGTCCTCCGGCATGATGCAGTGGGTGCTCTTGTCGACCAGCGCGTTGGTGTCTTTGATGATCTCCGTCCATTGCGAATAGAGCTTGTCGTTGGCGGCGAACAGCGCCGCCACGGTCGTCTCAGTGCGGCTGGTGATGCGGGACAGGTAATAAAACAGGAACAGCAACAGCGCGATGTTCATCAAGCCCATCGCCAGGGCGAGCGGCTGCTGGCGCAGGGCGTCGACGATGCCGCCAGCGGTCTTGACGCCTTCTTCCAGAACGCCCATCGGCGGCTCCTCCTCGGTCACGCGAGCGCGGACTTGGCGCGGTCGAGATAGGCGATGCGGCTGCCAAGCCCGTTCAGCCCGCCGTTGATCGCCTTCGTCGCGCCGCGCACATCATCCTTGTCGGCATGCCGGTTGAGCTTGTGGGTCGACCAGTACCAGGCGGCGATCTCGGCCGCCCACGGCATCTTGCCAGCGTCCTGCGGATGGCTGACGAAGTCGTGGTCGAACGCCTTCGACGCGCCAGTGTAGTTATAACGCCCGGTCAACTGGATCAGGCCGCGGCCCTTGAACCGGCGGCCATCGCCCTTGACCACGTTGCCGAGATCCTTGCGACCCTCGTAGGCCGCGCCGCTGGCGTATTCCTCCATCGTCTGGAAATGGTCGCTTTCGTGCGCGACCTGGGCGAGGAAGTGCGCCTGCCGCAGCGGCGTGTCGATGTGATACTTCTTGGTCAGCCGCGGCAGCTCGGCAGCAAAGCCTTCGATGATCTCGGCCTTGCCGTGCGGGGCGATCTTGCGAAGCACGGCTTCCCATTGCTCCGGGGTACGATCGGTCACGTTCGTCCTCCGAGGTCGGCGCAGGTCAAAATGCCCTGCGCGACGGCGACCGCGGTCGCCTGTTTCAGGCTCACGCAATTGAGCTTGTAGCGGCTGTGGTCGAGGTTGGTTTTGACGGTGGAGAACGCGATCCCGAGGATGCTCGCCGTCTCGGCGTAGGTCTTGCCGCGCGCGGCCCACAGCAGGCACTCGCGCTCGCGGCGCGAGAGCGGGCAGGCCGGCGCCATCAGCAGGCTACTTCGGCGGCGTGGCTGCCGCTGCTGCCGCCTGGGATTTGATGGCGATGGTCTTGAGCAGCGCCTCGAGCGCGTCGGCGATCCAGCGTTCGTAGGACGTTCCCGCGTCCCCACCATCGATCTTCTCCTTCTGCGCCAGGAGGGCGGCGATCTCTTCGTGGGTCATTGGGGTCAGTCGTAGGGCTGGATGTGGAGGATGACGTCGATGGTCGCCGCCGAGCCCTGCGCGGTGGTGATGCGAAAGAACAAGGTCGCGGTGGTGAAGAAGGTCGCCGGCGCGAGCGCCAGCGTCAGGTCGATCGCGTTGCCCGCCGTGGCTGGCGAAGTCGAGGTCAGGCCGGACAGCGCCTGCGGCGAGGCGATGGCGACGCCGCCGCCCGAGGCGGCGTTGTAGAGCGCGGCCTGCGCGGCGGTGAGCGGGACGCCGGTGTCGGCGATCACGGTCAGGCGGGTGACGCGGTAGCGAGTGACCCCGGGAGGCAGCGGCACGATGAGCGGCGTGTCGGCGACAAGGTTGGCGCTGACCGCCTTGGCGATCACCGCGTAGCTCGCGACCTCCGTCATCTTCGGGACGGCGAAGCCGCCGACGGTCGACGCGTCGCCGACCACCAGACGGTTGTGGTCGGTGTCGACCCACACCTCGCCCGCCATCGGCGTGTTGGTCGCGATCTGCGCCGCCGTGCCGCGCCGGAGTTGAAGTTGCTCGCTCATGGGACGGTCCCGAGGTCGGAGATGTGGATCGGCGGGTCGACGATCGCGCCGAAGTCGTCGCTGACGTCGATCACCCCGGCGACGGGGCCGAGGTCGAGCGGGATCCCGCTCGCCAGCTTAATCGCGATCGGGTGCGGCACGACGCCGAAATTGCCGAGGTCGATGACGGCGCCGATCGCGTCCGCGACCCCGCCGAAGTCGTCGGTGATGGTCGGCGCGGCGCTGACCTGGCCGAGGTCGACCGGCGAGCCGGATTGCAGCTGGATGGCGATCGGGTGGGAGGTTCCGGCCGAGCCGATGGTGATCTGGTAGACCGCGCAGTCGGACAGCATCTGCGCGCCGCCGCCGAAGGCGTTGAAGCTCTGGAACTTGAAGTAGATCGTCTGGCCGGTGACGCCAGCCGGAATGTCGTAAGTGACGATTGCGTCGTCCAGGCGGGCGAAAAAGCTCCCGGTCGAGTGCGCGGCCGGCGCCGTCCCGTTCAGGCCGCGATAGAGCCCGGTGAGGGCGTAGGCGTTGGCCGCGGTGAGGGTCGCATTGGTGTAGCTGACGAGCTCGTTGTCGACCAGCGAGCGGGTGACGCCGAGCGAAGCCGAGGTCGGGTCGACGTTGGAGAGCGAGCCGGCGCTCATCGTGAGATCGACCGACAGCGTGTGGGTGGGGTCAGTCCCGGCGATGGCGATCGGCAGCGGGGCCGAGAGCAGCCCTTGGATCAACGGCTGGGTGATGGTCGCGACCTGGGCGTAGGTCGCATTGTCGAACGAGGCCCAGATGTTGGCGCCGCCCCATTGCGTCGATGCGCCCGCCGCCTGCGGCGAGGCGCCGGCCCAGACCTGGGCCACGCCGGCGGTCAGGGAGGTCGGCGGCTGATAGATGAGCGGGTTGTTGACGGAGATGGCGGTCTGGGAGAACGAGTGCTGGCGGCTGGTCGAACCGGCGGACGGGTTCGCCGCCGGGGTGGCGATGCCGGAGACCAGCTCCTCGGCGGTGACGGTCAGGAGGCCGTTGTCGTCCTCCTCGATCGAGACGATGCGGACATGGGCCTGATCCAACCCGAGCGCGAGGTCGGTGATCGTCACCACGTCCATCGGATCGAGAAGGCAAAACTCCCACGAGAGCTTGAAGGTGTACTTGGCGCGGACGTAGAGGCCGCGCTGGAGGATCAGTTGCGCGACCACCGGCCCGATGGTGAACTCGTCGCAAATCTCATGCGCCGAAATGGTCGAGCCGACGCGCGGGCCGTACATCTCGATCTGCGCCTGATCGCGCGCCTCGACCGGCGTCACGCTGTAGGCGTTCGACTGGCTGGTGACTTCGATGCGCTGGATGTTGGGCAGCGAATAGACGTCGGCGCGGTCGACGTTGACGGGATCAGCGTCCTTCTCGGCATAGAAGTCGGCGTCGCCGAGGTCATAGATCGGGGTCAAGAGCGGCGCAAACCCGGTCGCCGCCTTGACCGTGTAGGTCATGATGACCGGCTTGCCCTCGTCGCCGTTGGAAAAGATGTAATTGCCGATCGGGTTCATCCCGTAAGTGCCGGGGAACAGGGTGAAGTTCGACGGCGAGATGACGAAGATGCCGATGTAGAGGAGCGGGATGCCGCTCTCGGCATAGACCACGCCGCCGTCGTGGACGAAATTGTCTGGCGAAGAGACGCCGATCTGGGCGGGCAAGTAGTAGGTGGTGCCGCTGTCTGGCGGCACGACATAGGGGATGGAGAAGTTGCGGGTGAAGGTCTGGGTCGAGCCTTCGACTACTTCGGTGTCGCCGTAGGGAATAAACTTGAGCAGGCCGCCGCTCCACACCGCGGCGCAATTGCAAATCTGGAGCCAGCGGTTGAGGATCGAGGAGGCGGCCTCCGCCGATGAGATCAGCGGCGAGAAGCAGATGCCAAGCGAGCGGCAATAGGTCTGCAAGGAAGCGTCGCTGCCCGCGCCGTAGAGCGTCGTCATGTCGATCGAGGCAGGATCGAAGCCGGCGCCGTAGCGCGGGTTGGTGAGGAAATCGAGGATCACTTGCGCGGGGTCGGCGTCGTGCCCGTTGACGCCGGAGCCGGCGAGGTTGCCGAACACCTCGAAAGTGAGGTTGCCGATGGTCGGCGTCATGCCCATCTGGTACCACGCCGCCGCCATGTAGGCGGTGCCGGGGTAGTGCAGCGCCTGCGACGGATACCACCATGTCGTCCAGTTCCAGACGTCTTGCTCGCCGGCCGGCCCGCTGCCGCCGCCGTAAGCGTTGAACATCAGGTACTGGAAGGTCGAGATCGACTGGTCCTTCCAGGTGAAGCCGATGCCGTTGATCGGCCCCTCGCACAAGGCGAGGATGATGTCGGCGCGATATTCGGTTTGCTTCTGACTGCCGCCGGTGAGCCCGCTCAAGGCGTGCGACTTGCCCTTGCCCTTCGGCTCGGTCTGGAACGAGGTGAAGCCGTTCATCCAGATCAGGTTGCCGCTCATCTTCTGCCGGCCCCACAGGATCGGGATCGGCAGGGTAGCGACCGAGGTGTTCAGTTGTAGCCCGGTGTAGGCGGGCTTCTGATCGACCTTCTTGCCGAGCAGGAAGCTCATGGCGCTTCGCCCCAGTAGGAGGCGTAAAGCGCGATCTCGATCTTGAGCAGCTTGTTGCGGGCGACCTCCTCCTCGATCACCGAGCCGACCGGCTGGAAGGAATGGACGATGGTGAGCGGATCGGCGCGGGTGACGATCGCGCCGTGCGAGAAGCAGCGGCCGACGCGGAACATCACCACGTCGCCCGCTTCCGGTTTTTTTACCTGATGCGAGCGGGCCAATAGGACGCCGAGGAAGCGCTCCTCGCTGCGGTGCAGATACCAGTCGGCCGGATAGGGGCGCGGGTCGAACAGGGGAACCAGCCCGACGTTGATGTAGACGCGCGCCAAGAGCATCGCGCAATCGACGCCCGCGCCCTTGACGTCGGCCTGATGGACCCAGGGCGTCCTGATCCAGCTGCGCGCCTCCGCGACCACGGCTGCGCGCTCGGCCTCGGCGCTCATACGCTCATCTCGACCGGAGGCACGAACGGGAAGCCGCGGAAGTGCTGGATGTTGTTGAACTTCGCCTTGCACGTCCCTTGCGTGTGGTCGCAGCCGAAATAGGCGTTGAACAGGTCGCCAACGACTGGGACCGCCGGCAGGGGATAGAGGAGGCCGAGCGCCACGCCGGGATCGACCGCGCTGATCGTGGTGCGGATCCCGGCATTGAGGCCGGTCTCCATGTTGAGCGCGCCCTGCAACATGCCGATGTTGGCGCCGCTCCACAGGATGGTGGTCTGCGACGAGCCGGCCGCGATGGCGCCCGAGAAGGTGAACAGCCCTTTGTTCACGGTGCAACCCTGGTCGTAGAGGACGTGGCTGCACGTCGCCGAGAACAAATTGTGCGGCATGTCATATTCGAGCACCGCAAGGTCGCTGGCGACGGTGATCTTGGCCTGCGTGCGCCCGACGCTGTCGATGGTCGAGACGCGGCCCTGGAACAAGAGCACCCCGTCCGCGCCCCCGGTCAATTGGTTTGACAGGAAGACGCGCCAGCGCTGCACCTTGGCGCCGTCGAACGCGCCGTCGGCGATCGCCCGCATGAGCGGCGCGCCCTTGATGGTGGTGGTCGGGTAGGCGGCGAGCGTGATCTGCTGCTTGTCGACCTCGAGGCCGGTCGAGCATTTGTACTTGAGGCCGTCGATCAGCGCCGAGTTGGCGATGAAGGTCACGCCGTTCCACGTCACGCTCTGGTCGTAGTTGGTCAGGTGGAAGGCGTCGCCGGTGGCGAGCGTGATGGTGAAGCAGTCGGCGATGGTCATCACGGCGTCGCTCTTGCGCGCCGCGTCGAGGTAGGTCTTGAGCGGAAAGGAGACCTGCTTCACAGCCGCACCTGCCGGAACTTGAGCGACTTCAATTGCCAGAGGTTGTCCATGAACTGCTCAAAGTCGATCATGTCCTCGAGGAAGCGGCAGATGAAGCCGTAGCGGAAGTCGGCCGAGATCACGACCCCGCTAGCCGGGGCTGAGGCGAAGGTGATCTCCGAGCCGGCGACCTGCCATCCCGATGGGGTCGGAACGCCGTCGAGATAGATGGCGTCGACCCCCGTCACCCATGAGACCGCTTCGACCTGGCCGCCGAACACGCGCACGAACTGGAAGGCGACGGTCGTTCCGTCGCCCGCGCCGATGCCCTGGCCGACCATGGTGTTGAAGTCGGGATCGATGAACAGGAACGAGCCGCGCTGGCCGCCGCGCGCGAGATAAAAGCCCATGAGGGTTTGCAGCGTCTGATTGCCGGCGCCGGGATAGGCGGCGTTGGAAGCGAGCGCATCGTAGGAGAGCTCGAACTCCCACAGCGCGTCGGTCCACAGGGCGAGCCTGACCTCCGCGCCCGAGGCGTGGGTGACGGTGATGGTGTCGAAGGTCGGGCGGCGATGCACCGACCAACCGAGGCCTGGAAGGAACGGCAGCGCACCGGGCGGGGTGACAAGCGCGCCCATGCCGCGCACGTCGGCGAAGGCGTCGACCTCGCCGGTCCCGACCGCGGCCGCAAAGCCGGCGCCTCTGACATCGGCGCCGGCGTCAACTTCGCCCGCGCCGCTGACGGCTGTGATAACCGCGCCCGCGCCGGTGACGGTCGCGCCCGCGTCAACCCTACCAGCGCCGGGGGACGTGACTGCGCCCGCCCCTGTGACGGTCGCGCCCGCATCTGCTTCGCCCGCCCCGCGAGCGACAGTGATGGTCGCGCCCGCCCCTGTGACGGTCGCTGCGGCATCGACCTCGCCGACGCCGGCAAGCGGCGGCGCGCCTGCCGAGGCCCATTGCTCAAGCGCGACCTGCGTCACCAACGCCTGAGTGGCGACGCTCGTCGTCGTCGCCCATTCCTCCAGCGCGACCTGCGTGACTTGCGCGGGCGCATTGGTCGCCGCCCATTCCTCCAGCGCGGATTGGGTGGCGAGCGCGTTGGTGGGGATTGACGCGCCTGCGGTGAGGCCACTGGTGAACCCTGCCGGGACCGCGCCGCTGAAAGCGCTGTCGCCGAAGTTGGCGGTGTACGTGTGCCCACTGGTATTGAGGAAGGCGTAGGGATAGAGAGGGACGCCGGTATTGCCTATCGAAACCAAACTTATCCCGCCAACACCCGTATTGGGGGCGGCGCTCGCGTTGCCGTTCCAATTGCCCGCAGGCGCAACGCGGAACCAGATTAGTTGATTGACGAGATCCAGCGCGATCCCGATGACATCGCCATTCGCCCGCGCGCCTAAACTTGATCCCGTATTGACGCCTGCAAGCTGGATCGCTCCGGCATTGGTGACGTTGCACCAAAGCGCCGGAGACGCTCCGGCAAGAGAAGCTCCTTGCGCCGCCGCTCCGACAACGGAAGACGCACCCCACGTCGTCGCGGTGACTTCCCAGTAGAACTTGCCTGTGATCTGCCGATCAGCAGCACGAACACCGCCGCCAACCCCAGCAGCTGTTATCGTCAGGTTGCCATTCGTCAGGTTGATGCTGGCGCTCTTGTCGGTCGTGCTCCAGGCGGTGTTCGCCATCAGGCGACGACTTTCGGCCCGATCTGCGCGCTATTGACCGCCGCAGCAGTCCACGCCGCCCCGGTATTCGGGTCAGTCAAGTCCATCCGCCACGCCCATTGCCAGCCGGACGTGGTCAGGACCAGTGTCGGCGAGGCGACGGTGGTCGCGCCGCTCTTGAGTTGCACCGCGGCGGTGCGGGTTCCGGCGTCGCTCTTTTGCATGTAGGCGCGCACCGTGGTGGCGATCACCGTCGTCGGCGTCGAGGCGATGGAGGCGACGCCGTAGAAGTCGGCGTCGCCGGGGTTGCTGTCGAACACGTAGGAGGTCGCGCCGTCCTGCTGCGGCTCTGAAACCGCTTGCCAGTTCGCGGGTGTGGAAGCGTATGTCCACGACATCAACGCCGACCGTATAGGACTGGTCGTGACAGGATTGGCTTGCGGGAAAGCGGCGTAGGATTGGGTCGCCGTGGCCATGGTTGTTTGCGCAGAGAGGGGATTGTTCCAACTGCCGACTGACGTGTCACACATCGCACCGACCCAGTACTGAACGCCTTTGACAATGGCGACCCCGGTGAACGCGAACGTGTTCGTCCCGGTTAGGACAGGATTGACGACAGCAGTCGCTGACGCCAGCACCGCTCCCGGCCCGTTAGCCCCGTTGTCGGCGAAGATGGCGCACTTCATGTTGCCCGAGTTGCCGGTTGCGGTCGATATTCCGACGCTGGTCACCGTGCCGCTGTAACCAGCGATGAAGGCTGTGAACACTGCCGTGTTATTGGCAATGGAGGTGCTCTGACCCCCGCCCTGCACCGGCGAAGTCTGCGTCAACGCGCCGGTCGAGGTGCGGGCGAATTGCACGCTCTGATCGCTCGCGGGCATCCGGATGAAGCAGCGGATGTCGCCCAGCCACACGCCGGTCGCTGCGCCGCTCTGCCAGAACAGGTCATCGATAAAATGACTAGAAACGACGGTAGAGCCGTTTCCGATTTGAAGCTTGTTAGCGTAATTGTTGGCTGTGCCGCCCCGGGTGTTGAGACTGGTCGCGGTGAAATCAGCGACATTGTTGCCGTTTTTGCGGACAGTGAAACTGCCGCTCGTATTGCTGATAACCACCTCGAACTCGAAAGCGTACCAGGTGCTCGCCACGGGAAACGCGCCCGTGTAAGTCGCCAGCACGGTTCCGGTCGAAGCGCCCGATGTCAACAAGATCGCGCCATCCGAACGAAATACGATAGAACATTGCGCCGTCGAACCATCGGTCAACTGAAAATACGCGCCCAGGGTCGAGCCACTGACTGCGGCTGTCTGCTCAAACGAGACGACGAGATGGTGGACGGCGTCATTGACGCCGCTGCTTTTGACAAGATTCGAATTCGCGCTGGTAAAACGAAGACACTGGCTGCCAAACCGGCCTGGAGACAAAGGCGAAAACCCACCGATATTGGTCGCGCTATCCCAATAGCCGTTGAGCATGTCAGCGGGCAGCGCGTAGAGATCGAAGCCGTCGCCAAAGGAATACGCCATCTCACTGCTCGTTGACCGCGGTGCCGGGGGTCAGTTGCGGCGAGGTGCCGCCAGTGACGGTGAGCGCCGGGGTGATCGAGCCGCGATACATGATGACCAGCGCGCCGACGCAATTGGTACCGGCGGTCGGGACGCCGATCGAGAACCAGCTCTCGGTCTCGGTGCCGCTGGTCGAGGCGGGGAAGGTGATCGCGGTCGACGGGTTGGCGGTCGAACCGGTGACCGTCCAGGCGCCGGGCGCGCGCGCCACCGGCACTCGCGCGTAGCCGGCATAGGCTGCTTCGTTGGTCGAGAGCGTGCCGGCCGCGCCAGGATCGGCGGTGTGCAGCGCCACGCACAGAACCGTCGCCGGATTGGTCGCGGTGTTGTCGGCGACGCCAGCGATGCCGACGCCCTGAAGGTTCAGCTTCAAGAGCGCGTTGGCGTAAGTTCCGCCCTTGCCGCCGACCGCGAGTGCGGCGAGCGGCGCAAGCACGAGCGCCGCCGCGCCGAGTGCGGCGATAATCTTGAGCTTCATGTCGAACTCTCCACTCCAAGGTAGATGATAATGAGGCCGCCGGGGCCGCCCTTGCCGGGCACCCTGCCTGCGGTGCCGTCAGCGCTGGTGCCGCCGCCGCCGCCGCCGCCGCCGCCGCCGAACTTGCCGCCGTCGCCGCCCTTGCCGGCAAACCCGCCGTTGAAGAAGGAGAGCACGCCGCCCGCGCCGCCGCCGCCGCCGCCGGGGCCGTACCAGACGCCATCGAAGAACCACAGCGGCTCGGTCGAGCCATCGCCGCCGTCGCCGAAGCCATACATCGTCACGCCGTCGGAACCGTTGACGCCGCCGAGCCCGCCGCCGCCGCCACCGCCGCCCGAGCCGTTTTTGCCTGCGCCGCCGGGACCGTTGACGCCGGTTGCGGGCCTCGTGTCGATCGCCCCGGGAGCGCCTCCAGGCGTTCCGTCGCGCGCCGCCCCGCCTGCGGTCGCGACGTTGAAGCCGGGAACGATGAGGCCGATGTTGTAGTCGGCCGCGGGCGGATCGGCCGCGGTTGCGCCGCCATCGGCGCCGCCGCCGCCCGCGCCCGACTGCGTGTCATTGGTGTAGCAGGAGCCGCCGTCGCCGCCGGGGCCGAATGGACCGCCGGCCCCGCCGCCGCCGTTGCACCCGGCGGCGAAGGTGTGAACGGTCATGCCGTCGCCGCCGCTCTGCCCGGGCGGGATGCAATGGTCGCCGAGGCCGCCCGACGACGCGCCAGCGACGCCGACCGCATGGACGCCGGCGGCGTCGGCGTAGACGTAGCTGGGATCACCTGGATTGTGAAACTCGGTCGGAACGCCGGGAAGGCCCCAGTCGCTCCCCGTGCCGTGCGGCGGCCCGCCGGCGCCGATGACGATCGGGACGCACTGGCCTGGGCCAAGTTGGACGTTGTCGCGGTAGGTGAACGCGCCGCCCCCGCCGCCGGTTCCAGGCGTATAGCCGCCACCACCGCCGCCGCCAATCGCAATGACGCGGTTGTAATTGTTGTTCCAGTCAGGCGGCGCGCAGAACTCGCCGGGGCCGATGGGAAACTCGATGACGATGGTGCGGAGCGCGGCGATCTCGAACGGCACGATGTCGCGGACGCTCTGAAACTGGAGCGTCTTGACGCCCGACAGCATCGCCATGAACTCTTCGAAGTCCTCGACGTCCTCGGTGAAGCGGCAGGCGTAGCCGAACTTGAACGAGGCGGTGATGACCCCGCCGGCCGGAACCGGCGTGCCGAAGGTGATCGTATTGGGCTGGGCGACGATCCAGCCGAAGATGTTCGCGCCGTTGAGATAGACCGCGCTGACCGAGATCAGCGCCCCGACCGGCTCGGCGAACGCGCCCATCGGCCGCGACAGCGCAAAGGTCGTAGTGACGCCGTCGCCGGTTCCGACATAGGCATTGGTGACGAGATTGTCGGTCGGGTCGACATAGACGAACGGGTTCGCCTTGCCCTGACATTGCAGGAAGAACCCGGCGAGGGTCTGCATCGATTGCGCGCCGAGCGAGCCGTAATCGCCGGTCGCGGTCATGTCGAGGCCGTCGAAGGTGAGCTCGAACTCCCACATCGGCATGGCGTACTTGCCGGCGCGCGTCTCACGCCCGCTGACATGGGGCATGACCCGCACGTCGAACTTCGGCTTTTTGTGGACCGACCAGCCCTGCCCGACCAGGCTGGGGAACAGGAGCCCCGTCATCGGGTGAAGGAGCGCAGGCCGAGCGTCGCGCCGTGGCGCACCGCGCGATCCATCGCGGTGGCGATTGCCCTGTGGTTGCCCTGGAAGAACTGATGAACGCTCGCGCCGTCGACCGCGCTGACGTTGAAGTGAACGGCGGGGTTGATCGACACGCTCTTGGCCCCGGCGGCCCCGCCGGCGGGAACTGCGTCGCCCCGGCCCATCCGGTCGAAGCCGCCGCCCGACATGAACGAGCGGAATTCATCCGCGACCCCGCCGCGCGACGGGATGACCATTTCGCCCTGATGCACCGCGGCGATCATGTCGCGCGGCAGCGACCACGCGCCGGTGTCGAAGGCCGCGCCCGCCGCCAGAACGGTCGCCTGCGCGCCCGCAGCTGGCCCAGCCGCGAACGGGCCGAGCAACGGCGCCAGAAAACCAAACACGCCGCCGAAGGTCTTAGCTCCATCGATGGCGATCGAGGAGGTGGCGTTGGCGGCCTGCGAGGCGATGCCGGCTGCGCCGCTCGCGGTCTGCGAGGCGGCGACCGCGGTGTTGCCGGCGATCTGGGAGGCGTTGAGCGCCGCCGACGCCGCCGTGTTGGAAGCGACCGCGAAGGCGTGCTCGGTGACCCACTTGATGGCGAACTTGACGGCGTCCTCAGCCATCGACTTGGCCATGTTGGAGAACGCCTGTTTCATCGTCGTCGTGCCGTTCATGATGCCGCTGACCTGCGAGTTCATCGCGCCAGCGATGGTGTCGGCCATTTTCTGCCACGCCTTCTGCGCGTCCTCGGCCGCCTTGAGTTGGGTCTCCTTCACCTGCTGGGCGTATTTGGTTTCCGCCGCCTGAAGCTCGGAGAGGATTTTCTGCCGTTCGGGCGGGCGCAGGTTGTCGAGCGCTAGTTCCTGGGCGTAGATCGACCGCTCGGCGGCGATCTCGTCGGCCAGCGCCGCCTTGGTCAGCGCGACCTTCTGGCTCTCGCTGATCTGCTTGGCGCGAAACTCGAGGTCGATGTCCTTGATTTTGTTTTGAGCGGCGGTGCGCGCGGCGGCGATCTCCTCTTGCGCCTTCTGCATCGCTAACGACTTCGACTGGTCAGCGTAGCGGGTCTCGATCGCGATCTTCTCCGCTTCCGCCGCGTTCTTTGCCGCGACGTCGGCGCCGGCCGCCTTGATCTTGAGATCGGCGAGCGCCAGTTCCGCCGCCTTCTCCTTCTCGATGTCGCCCGCCTGCTTGGCCTTGGTGGCGTCGAGGCGGGCGGCGCTCTCGGCCTGCTTCTCCTCGGCGGTGGTCACCGCCTCGGTCGCCTTGGCGACTTCGGTCTTGAGCTTGGTGATGCGCTCCTGGGTCGCGCCGGTCTTCTCCGCATTGGCGAGGTCGGCCTCGGCCGCCGCCTGAAGCTTCTTGGCGTTCTCGACCGCATCGCCCTTCTGCTTGGCGTCGGCCTCATCGATCCCCAGCTTGGTCTTCGCCGTCTCGGT